GTTGTAATAGACGAAGAGAACCCAGAGGACTTTTATAAATACTACAAACCATAGTTTATGGATGAAAAAAATCAAACAGCAAGGAGTTACAAAGCGGGAATTATTGATGATAATTTTTCCATTCATCTTAATATTAAGTGGCTTATTCAACTGTGCGTGGCTGTCTCTGCTGTTGTTTATGGATACATGGAGGTTGCAAATCGCATTGGAGAACTTGAGCGTAGAATGGAACTTGCTAATACTAACATTGAAGACCTTGTAAGTAAACATATAATAGAAGAAGAAAAAAAAATGTCAGCAATGGAACAACAGTTGGATTGGTACAAAAAAGAACTTAATTTAAACCCATTAAGTTGGGGTAAAAAAAGGAAAAAATAATGAGTCCATTACCATTTCATTGTATGATATGTGATAAATATTGTAGTAAACCATTTAATGGGCTATGTGAAAAATGTCAAAGAGAAGAAATAACAGCTTATAAGGAAGAAGAAGAATAATGGATTTTTTAGCAATATATTCAGAAGCAGGAATGATAGGTGTTGTTGGAGCAATGTTTGTATTTATGGTTTATTCAATGAACAAGAGAGGAAATGAGCAAGCAAAAGCGTTAAAAGAGTTAGAAGTAGAAAATAAAGGACAAAGTGAAACTTTAGAAAATATGGAAGGCATGGTTATTAAGCTTATTGGGAGATGGAATCAATCAGATGACAAACTTGATAGGAAATTTGATGCACTTAATAAAGAAATAAACGATTTAGATAACCAAGTCTCTGAAATAAAAGGCAGTTTATCTAGAGTAAATGGGAAACATTAATGGCTAAATCACCAGCATGGCAAAGAAAAGAAGGGAAATCTAAAAGCGGTGGCTTAAACGCTAAAGGAAGAGCAAGTTATAATAAGTCTACTGGAGGCAAACTAAAAGCACCTGTTACTAAAAAAAATCCTACTGGAAAAGCTAAATCAAGAAGAAAAAGTTTTTGTGCACGCATGTGCGGTATGAAAAAAAGGTTAACTAGTACTAAAACAGCTAGAGACCCTAATAGTAGAATAAATAAAGCTCTCCGTAAATGGAGATGTAAATGCAGTTAACAAGGAGTTATTATGCCTAAAGTAGGAAAAAAGAAATTCTCTTATACTAAAAAAGGGAAAACTGATGCTAAAAAGTATGCTAAAAAAACTGGTAAAAGGATGAAAAAAAGTGGCTACTAAAGGAGCAAAAAAAAAGAAAGGCTTGTATGCAAACATACATGCAAAGCGTAAAAGAATAAAAGCTGGAAGCGGTGAAAAAATGCGAAAAGCTGGTAGTAAAGGTGCTCCCACAAATAAAGCATTTAAGCGTTCAGCTAAGACAGCAAAGAAAAAATAATGGATAGTTTAAAAGTTAGTACATTAAGCGTTAGTTCTAGTATGGTCTATTGGCTTGATATAATTCCAGCAGTACTTATGTCTATTATGTTTGTAATGAATATAGTATATTTGTATTGGAAAATAAAAAAGATAAAGGAGTCCTAAATGGATATTAAAGGAGTATTAATAAAGTTAGCTGAAGAACAAGCTGAAAAAATTCAAAAAGAAGCTATTCAGTCTTTAGCAAGTGATGAGATGACAGATAAGATAGCAACAGCTATTAATAAAAGAATAGATATACCTTTTGTTAGTGAAGATAAAGAACAGATTTTCTTTGAAAAGCTTGTTGATGTAGTTACTGACATACTTGAAGGTTTATTTAAGAAATAGCTTAGTGGGGCGAGCAGTAATCTGCTTTCTCCTCCTTGGCTTTTATTGCAAGCCCTGCTAGTTATGAGCAAACAGAGAATTAAAGGATTTAGTATTAAAGGGACTAAATCAAGTCTTGAAACGCCAGATAATTGTTACTATTGCGGTAGTGATGATATTGTAGGCGTAGAAATACTTGGTGCTCTTAATGAGCCTTTAATATGGGAGTGTGGGCATTGTGGCGAGCATATGCTTAAATATGATAGAGAAAAAACAAAAAAACTGTTAGATAAAGCTCCAGAGCTTGATATAACAAAGGAGGAATGGGAATTAGCATGGCAAGGAAAACCAAACTAAAAACCAAAAGAGCAATAGTAACACCTGATAAACATTTTCCATTGCATGATGTACCTGCAATAAATGTACTTTGTCAGGCTATTGAAAAAGTTAAGCCAGACATTTATGTAGATTTAGGTGATGTAGGTGAATTTGAAAGCGTAAGTCATTGGCAGTGGCGAAAAAAGAAAAGACCGCCATTAGAATATCAATTACCTTTTGTAGATGAAGAAATTGCAAAAGTAAATAAAGGAATGGATATAATAGACAAATCACTTGATAAAGCAAAAGTAAAAGAAAGACATTTTTGTGAAGGCAACCACGATGATTGGTTAAATAGATTTGTTGAAGAAAACCCTTATCTTACTAAGTATAAGTTTAAAGATGCTGTAAGATTAAAAGAAAGAGGATATAAGTATCATCCCTGTGGTAAGTTATTTAATATTGGTAATCTTTACTTTTATCATGGGCACCATTTTGCTGGCATGACTCACACTAGAAATCATTTACTTAGAATGGGTTGTAATGTTATGTATGGACATCATCATGATATGCAACAATCAAGTGTGACTCATATGGATGGGCCTAAGTCAGCTTGGTCTATAGGGTGTTTAAAAGATATGACATCTGAAGCCAATGCTTGGTTAAATAACAGACAACATAATTGGCAACTTGGATTTGCTATTGTAAACTTTTACGATAAGGGTAATTTTAATGTAGAGGTCTGTACAATTATAAATGGAAAAACAGTTGTAGATGGGGAGTTATTAGACGGCAATGCCTAGAATGGTTGCAGAAATAAAAAACTTTGGAGTGGGTATAGTAGCTACACCTGATAGTAAAGATATACCCACAGATGCTTCTGATTATTCATTAAATGTAGAACCTGTGTCTAGCAATGGAATGATAAAGGGAAGAAAAACAGATAATTACGCAAAGTCTCTTGGTGGTTTTGATGGTACATCAACAGGTGTTTCTTCTGTTTCAAAAACAATAATTCAAAGGCTCCCAACTAACTAATGTCTAAATTTAATGAAACAAAATTTAAAATAACTGGTACATATAATAATGTAAATAAATTTGTATATCAAGCAAAAATGAATACTGCTCCAAGAGGGGTTACTAGTGGTTCAACATTTAAAAATACTGTAGAATATAAAATAAGTAATATTGATAGAAAAATAGTATTAAAACTTACTCATAATTCTGCAATAGTTACAGTAAGAAGTCAAAAAGCAGACGGTACTTATGAAGATAGTACTAGTGGATATCCTTTATTTGTTGGAGATAAAATATTTGAAATATCTGATATTACAAATCAAAGTTCAGAAATAGGTAAAATAGCAAGTATAACTAGCGGAACAGAAGGCGTTAATGTAAAAACATTTAATTTAGTTACTTATGTTACTTTAAATCAAGGTTCTGGAACTATAGATTCTCTTGTTAATTATAAGGCTCAATATTCATCAGCTATTGATTTATCTACAATAGCGACATCAAGTAATGCTCATACTTCAACAAAATTATTTGGATTATCTTTTTATTATGAAGATGGAGCAACAGTGCAAAATTGGCCAAGTCATTTAAGCACAGTGGCTAGTTCTACTTATTATGAAGTTTTTAGTTTTACTGCATATCCTCAAAAAAGTTTTATAGCAAACAAGCTTGGTAAATTAATTAAAAATGGTATTTATAATATTATTGGTTGGAATAAAGTATCTAATACTATAAAAATACTTAAAGATGTTTACAATGAAAATAACTCAAGTACTCAAATAGTTGAGCAAAATGTAAGTTTAGGTGATTTTAATATTTCAGGTAATTTAACTTTTGACAATAGAGGAGATGATTTATATATTGGTACGGGTAAAAATTCAAACCCTATATATTATGGATATCCAAATGTTACTCAATTTGGTAAAAGAAGTAGCGCTACTGCAGTTTTAACAGACGGGCCAACATTAATAAACAAAAGCGTTATACCAAAATTTGAACAATTTATAATCCCTCCTCCGTCAAGTGCTAATGCTGATGATTGGTACTTAAATGATATTTCTCAAGGTGCTTGGAATATTACTAATGAAACTCAAACAATAATAGGATATGAAAGGAATAGTCCCTATCTACTAAAAGCATCAAAAGGAAGTGGTGTTCAAAATGCTTTTTTTGCTAAAGGTAATATAACAGCTATTAGGCATAACAATAGAGATGCTAATACTGTATGGGTTTTAGCTAATGCACAAACTCATTATTTATTAATGTTAGTAAATACATATACAATGAGTATTCATAGTAACAGAATATACAGAATTATTAGCGCAACAGGGGAGCAATATATACCTTCAGCTAGCTCTAATGAAGTCTTGTTAACAGATGTTTTATATCAGTATCTAGCTGGAACACCGGGTGATAAAAGATTATATATACAAGCATCAGATAAAGATATAGATAGTAAAGAATTATCTGAATCTGTATTTGGAAATGATATACTCAATAAACAAGCATATATATGGAGAAGTGCAGATATAGATACAGCACCAACTTCTGTTCCAACTATAGGTTGGACAGATTTAGAGTTTACTAATATTACTCCTAGTATGTCACCTTCTGTTAAAACAGTTTTAACTAGTCCTGTAGAAAATGAAGAAAGAACTCCTTACTGGTATTATTATGAAAGCGGGACTCAAACAACTGATGGAGAAAGACCGGGAGACCAAGACCAGACTAGAAGCATTATTCAAAAAGATGGATTTTCTACTATTGAAAAATTACTTACAGGCGAAGAATTTCCTTTATTACAAACTCCTGCAAAAAGAGGTTTAATTGATTATTCTTTAGGTCATCAAGCAGTAGGTGTCATTATACCCTATACTGAAAATTCAGTAACTACTAATAGCATTATAAAAGAATCAGGCGAGTTACAAGAATATGAAGAAATAGATGGAGGAGATAGGTCTGTTGTAAGTGTTCAAGGTTATAAAATAGGCCCACTTGTTACTCAAAGTATATCTATACCAAATGCTAACGATAGTAATAATCATCAAACTTTAAGAAATTTAGATGTTTTATTAGGTAGTCATATTCAAATTATTAACAATGCACCAAATGCAATAAGCGGTAGAGAATCAAATCCAACTCCTGTAAAAAGAATGAGTCTTAGTACTAGTACTGATGATACAGCTTTGTTAAATACATTAGACGATGTTTCTAGTGATGGCTCTCTAAATATCTATGGAGATGGCGCTCAATTTACTGAGTTTAACTCTGCATCAACTATAATCTCTGGAAATGATTATCCCTTAGGACTAGCTGTAACAGAAGGCTCTAGAGTACATACTTGGCATATATCTCAAGGTAGTGATTTTGGCAGTGGTAACTCTGTTACCAATGGAACAGCTACTGGCTCACAAAGTCTTGGTTCTAACCAATGGGCTCTTACACTTGCAAGCGGTGCTAGCGGTACAGATGATGTATATAATAATAAATACATTATTATTACTAGCGGAAAAGGAGCCGGTAGCCAAGCTAAAATAACCGACTATGTTGGTGGAACTAAAAAAGCTTATTTTACCGCAAGTGTTGGACAAGCTTATGATAATACAAGTGTATATTATATAATTAATTCACCAAGAAAAGACCAATCAAATAAAATTATACAAGAAGGTCATTTTTATGCAAGTACATTTGAAAAAACAATTCCTTTTAATTTATCAAATGTCACAATACCTCATAAAACCTTTACGCCAAGTAATGCATTAGGGAATCAAGAAATTGAAACAGTTCCTCCAGCTATGCTTGCTTCTCAATCAATTCCATTTGACGAACAAACTTATTCTACAGATAATAGTATTGAAGGAGTAGCTCATGTAACAGCAGTAATATATCCTAATGATGAATTTAATTTATATTATAAACATAAATTATTTACAGAAGCCTCTAATGTTGTATGGGATTATTTAACCACTTTATCTACTATAAAAATAGCAGTCATAGATAGTACTTTATCTATTAAAGATAATTCTCAATTACTTCCAGATAAAAATGAAGGAGGCGATAGTCACTATAAAAGTAAGTTTTATAGAATATCTTTAATGTATGATGGGTACCAAGAAAGTAGATTGAGTAAAACTATTTATTCTTCACCAACTAATCCTCATGCGGAAGGGCAAAATATAGAAGTTAAAGTATTGCCAAATAAACTAAATCCAAGAATAAGTCATATAAATATATACAGAGGTACTGCATTATCAGGTACTGCTGTTCAAGCAGATAGTTCATATAATCTTGTTAAATCTATTCCTTTTAATGGAGACGGTTGGATTGAAACATCAGATAGTTACTTATCTCTTGACATTGAAGACAATAAAGGAGATAATTTTGGTTCTTATGAAGGGTTAACAGGTATTTCAGCAGAAATGAATAGTAATTGGTTAAATTATTCTTTATCTGAGCAATGTGCTGGATACTTATTTGTAGCTAAAGCAAATAATGCAGAAATATCTAATACTGATAATTATGTATTTAGAAGCAAAGCTGGAAAGTATAATATATTTAATTGGGCAAATGAATATTGCGCAATTCCAGAGAGCATTACTTGTTTACAAAGTTATAATAATTTTCTTTATGTTTTTAGTACATCTTCTGTTTATACTGTTAATCCTAACAATTTAAGTATAGTAGATAAAATGGAGGGCCAAGGTGTTTTATCTGACGATGGAGTAGTTTCTACCGATTATGGTATGTTTTTTGCAGATAAGTATGGGGCTTATGTGCATAATGGAAAAAGCGCTCAATTAATTAGTAGAGCAATAGAAGATACAGACAACACTGATTTAACTAATTATGTTTGGAATAATGTTAATTGGGAATTAAATCCGCCTAAATTAGCATTTGATTCTCAAAGAAAATCTTTATTAATATTTTTTGTATACAATAATAATTCATACGCTTGGGTATATAGTATTCTTCAAAAAAGATGGGACTTGTGGAGTTTTGACAACGAAGTCAAGGCTGTTATACGAGGTAAGTTTGGAGAAATTCTTGCATCAGACGGCAAACTATTCCAAGTAGGGACTGGAACTACTCGTAAGGCTTGGGAGTTCCAGTCCAAAAAAATAACAGCAGGGTTTGATACTTATGAAAAACAGTTTAAAGAAGTGCATTATGAAGGTACTAATTCACTTAGTACTACATATAAAACTTCTCTTGCAGATAGTAGTTGGAATGCATTAAGTTCTAATAGGCTAAATTCAGCTCATAGTAAGTCTAAATGGTTACAAATTAAAGTAGCCGATACTAGTGGCGCAAAACAATTAGAAAGCCTTGGTGTGCATTTTAGACCCCTTAGAGCTAAGAGTACTAAAGTATGAGTAGAGTAAGCGACCCTTTAATAAAAATGGAATTTGAAGAACTAGAAAAAAGACTAGATATTTTAGAACAAAGCATTGTAAACAATAGAAGTAACTCTTCAGATAAAAATGAAACTTTACAATTAGGTACATATAGAGTACTTAAAGAAGAGAGCAAATATTATATTGAATTTAAACACAAAGATGGTTGGGTTAGGTCTAATGCATCTAATTTTACATTAAGAGGTTAATATGTTAGGTGGAATGATAGATTTTTTAATGGGCAATCCTAGTGCTAGTAAACTACAAAGCACAGTTGGTAAAGGCATGGAACAATACATAGGTGGTATTCAGGGAATGGGTACACAACTTGGTGATTATGCAAATCAAGCTATGAATTTTCAAAGTGGTCAAAATCAAGCACAGAGACAAATGCTACAAGACCAAGCTAGTAGAGCTAGTGCAATGGGTGGTATGCAAGCACAAAGAATGGCGGCTCAACAAGGCATGGGTGGCTCTGGTTTATTGCAACAAGCTCAAGCAAACCAAGCTTATCAAAACATGATGGGCGCTGGAACCGCAGGATTAAAAGGATTCTTAGACCAACAAAGATTAGGCGCAGGCTATCTTGGTCAAGCTAGTAATATACTTGGTCAAGCAGGTGAAATGCAAAGTCAATTAAATGTAAGTAACGCTAATATATTACAGCAACAAGCTAGAGATAGAGGTCAGTTTATGCAATCATTATTAGGTAGTGCTATTTCATCAGGAGGGCAATAGTAATGGCTATATTTGACCCATCAAGACAAGGACAGACTCAACCAAATGCTTTATTTCAAGCATTAAATGAAAGAATTAGAAGAGAACAAGAAGTAAGACAAGTACAAAGACAGCAAGATGCATTAAAGACCCTTAGGGGACAAGGTTTATTAGGCATTCAGTCTCAAGATTTATTTAACCCTAACACTGGTAAATTAGATTTAAGTTCTGGTGATGCAATGTCAGTTTCTGAACATTACAAAGCATTGAGCACTCAACTAGGTGAAAAAGGATTAAAAAAAGTATTTGGCAGAACTGCTACTGCTGATGATGTAAAAGAATTTATTAAAGGTGAAAGTAAAAAAAGAGATTTAAAAGTATTAAACGCTCTTGATTTAAGAATGAAAGAACTTGGTACTGAAAATATATATAAAGTAATAGAAAAAGGTGACGCATCTTTTGAAGACTGGTATAATTCAACAGACCAAGAAACTAAATTAAAGCTATTAGAAGCTGGATATAATCCTAAATTAAAAGAAGGCTTTGGTACCTTAGCAATGGAAAGAAGGAGAGCTCAGGGTAAATTTCCAATAGGCCTTGGAGAAGTAGCTCAAGGTGCTGGTTTAATAGGCGCATCTGCTTTAGGAAGTAGATTTATACCTGAAGGTGTTAAAACAAAAGCTGGTGAAATAACTAGAGGTATAAAAGCAAAAACAGGGTTTGGCCCATTACAACTTACTGAAGGTAGAGCAAATATAGACCTTGCTAAAATAAATAGAGATTTAGAGTCTGGAAAAATATCTGGAGCAGAAGCTAAAAAATTATCTAAAACTCCCGTATCTAAAATGTCTAAATTACAAAAAACAAGATATATGATTAGTAAGTTAGCAGATAAAAAATCTAGAAGCTCTATGCTTAGTTTAATAAAAAAGAAAGCCGGTTCTAAGATTGCAACACGAATAGGCACTGGTATAGCTGGTTCTGCAATACCTTATGCAGGGTTATTAAGTGCAGGATTGACTGCTTACACCTTATATGATTTAGCTGACTCCGTGTTAGATAATGAAAAATAATGGCAAGACTAGGATTTCAACCTACTCTAGACCAAAATACTACTAATCAACTTCTAGAGCAGTATAAACAACAACCTGATAAATTTGACTACGACCAGTCAAACTTACTCAGAGACCACGCAAATCACTATAAAATACAATCTCCTGATATACAATTAGCAGAGACTTCTTTTGGTAGTTTGTTATCGCAAGCTGGTAAAGGATTTATACATGGTTTTACTACACTTGATATTGACCACGGTAAAACTGAAGGACAACCAAATACATCATGGGAAAGAATAGCTAGAAGCTTAGGTCACCTTGCAGGTTTTGTGGGATATATACCCGGTGGCAGTATAGTTAAGTTAGCAGGGGCTAAAACTATTGGTAACTTAATGATGCAAGCTAAAGGCAAATCTGTTCCTTTGCTTGTTGCAGGTGCTAGTACTAAGGGTATAACAAATATAGCAAAGCAGTTTGGTAAGCGTGGCACAGATGCTAAGGCTGATGCGGTTAATTCCGTTACAAAGTTTTTATCCACACCAACTGGAGACGCTGTAGAAGGTGCAGTTAATTTAGGTATTGCTAGCGGTGTAAGCTCTTGGCAAGAAGGAATAGGTGCAGTAGCTGACTCTATGTTTGGTGGTGCAATATTTGGTGCAGGATTTAGAGCTATTGGTAATTTAGTAAAAGTACCCGGAGCTAAGCCTGTTATCCCCGGAACTCCTTTAAAAGAATTAACTAAAGAACAAGTAAATGAGAAAGCACTGCGTGGCATAGCTGGTGCGTTAATGCAAGGATTACCTGCTACACAGCGTGGAGCTACTACAGAAGAGCAAATATACGACTATTTATTAGGTGCTTTTTTTGGTAGCAATGAAATGAGTGTTAAGAATAGAAGAGCACTTGACCATATAAAGAAAATGAAAACTGAGTACAAAGATGCTGAAACTGGCACTATTGGTACTGAAGTCCCTGAAATAGTAGATGGTTGGCAAGATTTAGATAGAGCAAGTCGTAAAGTTGTAAAAGACATGGTAGAGACTGAAATATCTCAAGGAGGCGGTTTATCATATATAGTAGCTAGAGACTTGATGAATAAGTCAAAAGCAATTAAAGAAGCTGAGGGAATGGCTAAAGAGATATATGAAGGAGAACCTGTAGAAAGAATTAAAAAACCTGAAGAAGAACTTACAGTTAGTAGAGATAGAGGCAATGACGGAGAAACTAGCCCTGAATTAGCAGATATAAGCACTCCATATGAAGCTTTGTTCACAAAGACTAAGTATTATGTTAAAAACTATTTAGAAGAGCAGTATAAAGGTTTATCAGACCCTAAAGCTGAAATGGAAAATATATGGAGAACTGTTAATAGAAAATGGAACGATACAGTGCAGGAGCAATTAGCACTCCCAGAAAGACCTAATCCTGCAGGCGAAATGATAAATTGGTTAAATACTGTATATAAAAGAGGTATTGTTCCTGATACTCCAGAATATCAATTTTGGGTTAAATGGGGTCAAGCTAGAAAACACACTAAACCAGTAGCAGTTGGTTCTATTGCTGTAGATATTAACACAGTAAAACAAGAAGGTCAAAGACCTAGTTCTCAAGTTCAATTAATAAACCCCGAGTTAGAAGCTCGAGCTATAAATTTAGCAGGTAATAGTAAAGAATTAAGAGAGCCTACTAAAATAATAGAAGATGAATACATTAGAGCATTTGCTGAAGAAAATAAAGGCATTGAACCAGATGTAAGAAAAGAACCTGTTTATGTAGCAGTTGACCATTTTGTAACTAATGTTCCAAATAATGGTAAGTATTTTTCAGAAAGAAGCTTTTCTCAAATGAAACGAGACCTTAAGCAAGAAGTTGAATATGATGCAGTAATTATGGAAGGTGAGGGAATATTTGGGACAGGTAAGAAAAAGGATATAGAAGCTACTAAAAAAAGATTTATTCAAAATACTACAGAAAAACGATACAATGATATGATAACTCGTAGTATTAAACAAATGAATGAAAGAAGTTATTACTATCTTGGTGGTAGAGGTGACGCAGAAAGGTTATATTTTGTAAAAGCTAGCCCTAAGTTAAAATCTAGCATGAAATTAAAACTTAAAGACGGTAAAGAAGTTATTTATGGTAGAAAAGATATTGTTAAAGAATTTTTATCTAGTTTAAAAAAATTAGACCCAGAGTCTAGTAAAGAATACAGATTAGAAAAAGATAGGTATGTAAAATTTACAAAAGGCATAATGAAAGAAGCTGAAGCTAAAGAAATTTTTGAAACTACATACTTAAACAATCTTTTATATGACCTTGGAATGAATGGACTTGATTTAAGCGTTAATAGTTTTAATAAACTTAATGCGCCTAATATGATAAAAGACGCTAAAGCTTTTAATAAAAGAAGTCAAATATGGTTTACTAATGGGTTACCATCTGACCCTAATTATATTAAAAAAGAATTAAAGTTTAGACATGGGCTTGATATTGAAGATACTGGATACAAAGCAGTAATAATAAAAGACCCATCAAAAGAAACCAATCTTAATAGTAAAGCTAGTGATTATGTCCATACAGTAGACGGTGAGATAGTAGTACTTCCTGAAATAGTAGAGGCTCATAACATAGAAATGGGACTACCAACTAGTGGTAATGTTAACAAGTCTTTTATTGTGTCAAAAAACCCTGAGTATGGAGCTATGTTGGGTAAGTATCAGTTCAAAGGTGCTCACGCAGAATTAGCAGATGCTATGCGCAAGGAAGGTATTCATATGATTGTACCTGAATCGGCCGCTAAACAATACGGGGGAAGAAAAGACTATCAAGAATGGGATTGGAATAATGGTAGGGTAAGATTTAAAGAAACTGATGGTAGTTTTATAACAAAACCTGTATTGCACGATTTACCCATACAAGACATTAGAACTGTTCCGTCAGAAATAACAAGTGAAAAGTATACTAAGCCACAAAGACTACCAAAGCAAATGCAGAGTAATCTTACTCCATTTGGATTTAAAAAGATAGAACAAAAAGTAATTGATAATATCTTTAATGAAGTATCTGAACGCTCTTTTAAAGGTGAAGAACTTTGGAATAAAGAAGCGGATAAATTACTTGCTGAACCAATGAATGAAAAGTTAGAAGACAGAATAATAGCTAATATAGAAGATGTTGGTGTGCAGAAACTATTAAGTTTAATGTCTAATACTAAAAATGAATCATTTGCTATAAAAGCCTATAAAAAGATACTTAAAATTAATGAAGAAGTAACATCTGAATTAATGGAAGAGGGTGAAATAAGTAGTCGTGATGCTAATTTAATGAAGCTTGATGCTATGGAATGGACTAGTACATTTGAAAGAATGACTCAGTTAAAACCTAATTCACTTATTCCTTTATTACATAAGGTTGGAAATCAATATAGGCAATCAGCTATGCGTAATTATATTATGGCGCAAATAGTTAAACCAAGAATTAAGAATAGCGTAGCTACTAGGATGACTGGGTATGACCCCTATGTAAGGACTCTTAAAAACAAGTATGGTGATTTAACATTACTTGAAAAGAATGATAGTATATTTTTCTTAGATGAAGGACATAGAGAGACTAAAATCTATATGGATAATGGTCAACAAAGAAAACTTGGCGAATTATGGAATGAGTATGTAGATAGAAAGTCTACAATGGATAAAAACACTAAAGAAATGTATGAGAATATATTTGAAGGAGTAGGTGTACGAGTTCCTATGGATTCTTTAAGCGGTGCTCATAAGCTTGCATTTGCTGGTTTTACAAGTAGAAAAGGCTATGGTAGTATACTACATCCAAGAACAATGGAAGCTTTGGGAGGGGCTGATTTAGACGGTGATAAAGCTACTATATTTTTTGGTGGAGAAAAAAGTGGTTTTAGAAAAGACTGGAGAGATGCTTACGGTAAACAAAAAGAAGAATTTTACACTAAAGATAAAGATGGGAATCCTATAGTAAGTTTTAATAAACCCGATGATATGAGAAAAATGTTTGCTGAGAGTAATCCGGAAACATTAAAAAGAATTAAAAGCCCTACTTTAAGATATAGTCCTCTTATGAGAATGCAGGCTAGTAAAGGCGCTTATGAAGGAAGAGCGATGTTAGGCCCTGCTGTTGTAAATAGAGCAACAGTACTTGCTACTTATAACCATATTCGTAGTCACTTAGAAGCTAATAATTTAAAAGAACTTAAAATAGATTTAGGCAGGGGTAATTTTGGAATTATAACTCCTAAAACAAGTCAAAAAGATTTAGCAGAGTTTAGAAAAAGAGCTAGAGCTAGTGTTGCTTTAGCATCTGACCCTATGGATGAAGCAGGTTTAAAGAATATGGAAGTTTTCTTTGATAGGGTTTATGAGAGTTTATTTGATGTAACTATGTTTTACCCTAAAAAAGAAGGTAAGGGTTATTGGAAATTTAAAAACGAAGATGTACAGGCAAATCAAAAGCGTAAAATGGTACTAAGTATTATGAGTGGTATAAATAGCGCAGGGTTTGGTAGGAATTTAAGAACACATAGAATGTATACATATCCTGAATTTAAAGATAGGATGGTTCAAAGTGAAAATCTTCCACCTGTTGGTAAAAATAAAAGAACAGATGTTACTTTTTATGGTAAAGTTGCCAAGTTAGTTACACCTATTGATTGGACTGACTCATTTTTACATAGAGTAGAACAGGGTAAGCTAGATACTTGGTATAGAGATTTAAACGAAACTTTAAAAACACCTGAGTATACAGAGATTAAAGATGTACTTGGAAGGCAAAGTTTAGTAGTTGGTATGCAAAGACCTATACAAATAGTAAGAGGTAATAAGCTATGGGATTATGAAGCTAGGTCTAGAATTATAGATAATGATGCTGAGTACAATAGATTAATAACGAGTAATCCTGACTTATTTTTATCAAAAATTAGAAGTTTGTATAATAGCAATCCTCATAATGATTTGTTTTTTCCTACTACTAGAGATAAAAGAAGAGACTATGTAAATGATTTTTTATCATTACAAAAAGACTATAATAAAAGACTTGATTTAAATCAAAATCTTACTCAATCTGATATTAATAAAATGCTACCTGAGATGTTAAGAAGCAGAAGTGACAAAGCTAGTGTTATTGATAACTTAGTTCGTCAAGCATCTGAGTATGTATCTGAAGATATGGGTGACGCTAGTAGTATAAAACTTATAAATGAAGTATGGCGTAAAGATGCAATAAGTAAAGAGGAATTTAGTAATATAGCTAGACTTGCTGAAGAAAAAGCTAATATAAAAAGTAGATTAGATAAAGAAAGGCAAGCCGTAGATGAACTTGAAAGAATGGATTTATCTGATGCAGAAAAAAACAGGCTTTTAGAGATAGAAAGAACCAGTGCTGGTGAAAAAACATCTGCAGAGCTTGACCAAAGACAGGTAGATAGCATGATTGCTATAGATAAACAAGGAAAGCCACAAGCTTGGCAAGACCTTTATGATGCTTTACTTATTAGTAGCTGGCAAAAAGGAGACCCTGCTTTTGTTAAAAAATTAGAAACAGGTATAAATAAAATGCCTGCGGGTAGGTCAAAGAATCAAGCATTAAGATATTTAGAAGCTAGAAAAAAGATGCTAAACAATACTAAGTTTAGTAAGGTTGGGTTTGCATCTAAAGAAGTAAGTGATTACATAATACGCAGACAGCTCGATATCATGGACGAAGCATTTAATAAAATGAAACCTGATAAGTTACCTATAGAATCAGCTGATAAAATAGTAGATAATTTTGAAGCAGAATCTCAAAAACAACCTTTGTTTGATAAAAACGGTAAAAGAACACAGGGTTTAGCTATTAATTCTAGGGATTACAGTCCAAAAACTAATAAATATTTAGATGAATACGCTCCATTTAAAGGCCTTAAAGAAGGTAAATTAAATAAAACAATGGTAAAGGTCTATAATGATTTAAGAGACCATATAGATTATTACGGCCCTAAAACTGCAGAAAATTTAAATTACATTGTAAGAGATATGATTAATAAAGATATTAATACAATGAACGCTACTGATTGGAAAATTGTAAATAATATATTTAAAAGCCATAGAGATGGTACTTGGTTTCAAAGAACTTTTGCAAAAGTAGAAGGAAAATTTCCTAAATTAGCTAAAAGATTTTATCATATGTTTCCTGAAGCTATTGAAAGAGACATAATGAGGCATGAAATAGAATGGAACGATTCAGAAACTATATTTAAAGATAAGTATGGTAACTGGGTTACGGGTAAATCTAAATCAGCTCAAGGGTGGATGGGTGAAATACAAAATCATATATACCTATCTCAAGAACTTGGTACTATGCAAGGCCAAAGAGAAGAGCGCAAATGGGGTGAAGCTACTGAAAAATATATGAATACTGAGTTAGGTGAAAACTTGTGGTGGTATGCTATGGCTGATGCAGAAGCAAAGTTTGAAATCCCAAGATTAAGGCAAAAAGCTAAAGATGGAGATGCTATATCAGAAAGTTATGCACAAACATATGAAAACAGATTAAAAGAATGGACTGAAAAAGTAGAATGGGATAAAAATAGAGAAAAATTACTAACTATGGTAGGGGGTGAAAGAAAACCTGCATTTGAAGTTGTTAGAGAAATACAAGATTTAGTAGCAGTTAAAAATCAAGAAAACTGGGTTAAACTAACAGGAGATGTAGACTTTGTAAATAGTTTTGCTAATAAAGATGGTAGAGGTAATGTAGAATATATAGAAGGCGTTGATGCTAGTGGGAATAGATATAAAACAGAGATACCTCTTTTTAACAGAAAAAAAGTAATTGATTTCTTTTTAGACCATATGAAACATGGTAAAGCTATGCCTGAAGATAAAATTGGCATAGATGGTATGCGTAAAATTATATTAAGTTTTCAGATACAACAGTTAAGAAATGCAGAAAGACAAGCTGGAGACAGGAATCCAATAAGGAAAACTTTAAGAAATGGAGCCAGTTCTGCATTAACAAGAATGCCACTACAAAAAACAGGCAAACTAGGCTTTGAAGGGTATGTAAAAGATAAAAAAGCATTATTTGGTTATTTTCCACATGTGTCTAAAATGTTTGAAAGAGGCATTGTTACGGGTGATTTACGAAAAAAGATTAAAATGATTTGGGAAAGCAACTTACCCGAAGCTGAAAAGAAAGAAAAAATTGCTAAAGTTTATATGCAAACTAAACAGCTTAGTGGTGATTTTGTAGAAATGGATGTACAAAATGAAGCTTGGGAAACTGTAACAGATGCTATTGTTAAATATCAAGGTAAAAAAGATTTAAAAGAACAGATAACTTGGTTTGAAAATACAGGTAAAATAGGTAGTCAATTTTCAAGAGAAAATCATATTGATGGTTGGAATTTAAGTCCAGAAGCTTATCTTGAATATAGCAATAGTATTAACAGGATGTTATATAGACAAGTAGGTCAGCTTATGGCTAGAGAAACTATCGTTAAGTTTGCTGATAAACATAGAGATATGCCTGCAGAATTAAAAAGTAATTGGATGAATTTCTTTAAACTTTATAGTCAACAAGCTTTAGGATTTCCTAGTATTATACCTACACAGCTTTATGAAAACAAAAATATGAATATTAAAGGCACACTTTATAGTGCTTTTGCTGATAACATGGTAGCACAAAGGTTTGATAAAATAGCTAAAAAGTTAAATTTAGTAGGTAAAGATTTACCACCTGAGTTAAAAGACTTAGGTCGTATAGATGCACAAACTGTAATAAATATAGGTAATGCAGAAGCTAAGTATTCATTAGCTACATTACTTGCTCACCCTAAGTCAAGTGTTGGTAACTATTTAGGTGGTACGCAAATGACTGTTGTTAATGCAGGGTGGAATAACTTTAGGAAAGCTAAAGATTTAGATTTTTTAAGAAGGAATATTGATAGCAAATTTAAAACTTGGAACGATGTTAATACTTGGGTTAGAGAGCTAGGCATCATTGAAGAATTTATAATTCGTGAAGTAGGTGCCAACCCAAGGTTAACTGGGGCTAAATTTAATTCCTTCTTAAAAGATTTTAAACAAGCTGTTAAAAAAGACCCTGATTTACCCGATGTAAAGTTTAGAGACTTGGGCAAAAAACATGGAATAAGTCAAGGAATGATGGATGTAGCTGGCAAATTTATGTCAATGCCAGAAAGAGCATTGCGTAGAGATTCATTTATAGCTCACTATATACAAGCAAAAAATAAACTTGGCGGTAGAATACTAGAAAGAGACCATCCTTTTTTAATAGAACTTGGTAAAAGAGGGGTTAAAGCTACTCAATTTTTATATAGCGTTCCATTTAGACCTTTATTTGCAGGTACTGCTATGGGTAAGGTAATGACTAGGTTTCAATTATGGGCTTGGAATAGTGTAAGGTTTAGAAATAAGATTTTAAAGGAAGCTAGTATATATGGTGTAGACCCAAATAGTCAACAATATGAGCGTTTTAAAAGGCTTATGATGGCTGACATGGTGTCTTTAGCACTTGGTTCAATGTTTATGTATTCATTATTTGGTTCACAAATGCCACAACCCTATGCTTGGTTTCAAGATTTATCTGACTGGGTATTTGGAAATGAAAAAGAAAGAGACAGAGCTTTTTTTGGTTCTTATCCAACTGCCCTTGCTCCTTTACAACTTATTACGCCTCCATCATTTAGGTTATCAGGGCCTATACTTAATGGTTTTATTAACGATGATTGGGAAAAGATGGGTAATTATTACGCTTGGACAATGTTTCCATTTGGAAGATTAGCAAGAGACCTTGTTGGCCCGGGTGGTTTAACAGATAATCCTTACTATGGTATAGATAAATTAACAGGTATACCAGTAGTAAGTGCAAAAAGATTAAGTGTAAAAGAAAAGGAGAAAGAAGAAAAAGGTGAAGAATCTTGGTCTCCTCCCGGAACTAAAGCATCTGATTTATTTGCTGGAATAATGTAATGGCTGAACAAAAAGATAATAATGAATTTGCTAATAATCTTTTACAATTAGCAACAGTTGCAAGCATAGCTGTACCCAGTGTAAGATTAGCTAGTAGAGCTGTTTTATTTGGTGGGGGAAGAGCTAGAAATTTGTTTGTATCAAGTATGAATAACTTTCTTCAGGGTTTTTATGGTAAAGGAGTAGGTGGTGTTGGTAAGGCATTTTTAGCAAGTAAAGAGGGCATTAAAGGCACTGCAAGAATGGCTCAACAATCATTAAGTCCATCGCAATCATTTGCATATAGAAAAACAGGAATATCTAAAGTTAGTAAGGATATATACGACCAGTCTAAAGTCGTAAAAAAAGAAGCTATAGATATGTTTAAAAGAGATGAAATAAGTTATAATAAAGCCAGAAGTTTAATAAAAAATGCTGATAAAAAAGTATTTGCTAAACTTACTAATGATTATAGAAATACATATATGTATACAGGTAAAACACCATACAGAGGAATAAATAGATTTATTAATAGAGAAGGTGGAACTGCTAAAGGCGTATTAGTAGATATGAAGAATAAGTATAATGTACTTGATGATTTTGATGGACAAGATTTAAAAATGCTTGGTATAGGATTTCAAAAAACTCCTACTTTATATAATCAATTTGCAGTATATAAAAATGTACCACATAGTGATGTATTAAGAATGATACAATTTGATAGAAGAGTATATAATGGATTGCAAAGATTAGATAATATAAAAATACCTCAAGATAGGGATTATAAAGCTGTAAAAGCTATATTTAGTGATTTTAATACATCAAAAATTGGTGATGATATTTATATATCTATGTCTCCTAAGGGTAAGCCTAATTATGATTGGGGCGGTTATAAAGGGTTAATTAAGTTTAATCCTAAAAAAGACCCAACTAAAATAAAAATGTTAGCAAGTGACAGGCCTGATTTATTTGGTTTGTCTGCAGAAACAAAAGGTAGAAGTACACTTAATATAACTAAAGCTAGAGAAATAAGTATACCTAAAGCTAAAAAAAATATACAAGAGCTATACGATGAAGCAGATGATTTATTAAAAGAATCTTTGCAAGGTTCTGATAATACAGATGCATATGCAGAAATCATGGCTAGAAAAGCACAAAGAAAAGCTATTAAAGATAGTGGTTTTGCTGTACCAACACCTAAGCAATTAGACCCTACAAAAGCAGAGCAAGTAAAAATACTATCTAATTATAGTCCTTTAGCTAAAACAGATAGAGTAAATATTAACAAGTTATATAAAGAACATAACAATTTAGTTAATAATGCTAAAAATCAAAAAGGTTTTGCACAATATAATAATTACTTTATGAGAAACAGAGTACAAGCAGGAGCAGGTATGGCAGGATTAGCAGGTTCAGGTTTACTTAGTTATAGTTATTTAAACGACAATGAATAAATAAAAACTTTTTTTAAAAATCTGATGGCTGTACTATGAGATTTTTTTAAAAGTGAAAGGGGGATAGAGAGCTATAATCCCCCCTTAAGTGACTACGGAGTTAAACGATAATAGGTCTTACGCATTTATCGTAATATTCACAACCCTTATCTACGAAACATTCTTTGTTTTCATAGTCAGAGTTAATCATTTGACCTATTTGATTGCCACTTTCACTTTTAACAAACAAAACCCCACTGCATTTACCTCTATTATAATTGGCACAATGCAGTAAGGCTAAGTTTTTTTTACTCACAATTAACTCCCGGTTGACAAAAACCGTTAGTTACTTCGTGTATATCTTTATCTAATTGCTCTTGCTTCATATCTTCTAACTTATTTATAGTATTATCAATAAACAAGAATAAATCACTTTTATCCATTCCTGTGTTTTTTAAAGATTTAAGAAGTACATTAAGCTCACTAAGATTAAGTTTAATTGTAGCATTTGGTTGGCTCATGCTTGAGCACCAATCTTTTTTATAAATGATTCGTACTCTTTAATGTAAGCATTTGCAGTTGCAATAATCCTTGATGCTTCTTTTCTCGAAGGAGAGTTTCTTAGATAACTAACTCTTTTGGCTTTTATTTCGTCTACAATTACTTTTTGCAATATCTCACACATTCTTTTATAACCAGCTGAACCAAGTTCTAATTGGCCGTTAGATATCATAATTAAATAGAACTTTAATAGTTCTGTATTGCTTACTTTTTTCATTGTGTATCTTGTATCATAATTCCATCCTCTTTGTTTTGTTTGAAGATTAATTGGGTTTTGTGTTTTTACTTTCATTAATATCTGCCTCCTTTGGCTAGTTTACGCATTACATAGCTACTTAATTCTTCAGGTAATTCCATTACTAAATGAACTAGTAAGCTGAAATCATCTTCATTAAGTGGCCCTTTTCTTGTGTTGCATGTTTTACATATTAGTTGCAGGTTTTCAATTAAACTATCTCCTCCTTTAACTAATGGTATTATATGGTCACAAGCTATGTTTCTATAATTAAGCTTTTTAGGGCAGTATTTACAACTATTGCCATAAATACCTAGAAACATTTTTTTTATATCAATTAGCTCTATATCAAACTTAGTGCCTGATTCTATTGCTCTTCTTTTTAAACTAGACTTTAATGCACTTATCTTACGCAATAGCTTTTTATAAGCCTTTTGCCAATGGGTACCATGTACAGGTACTAGTACTTTTTTAAAGTCTTGTTTATTCATTACTCTCTTTCGTAATTACTTAATTTGTCACAGGGTATATCTATATATAACTTATTGTTATCATTATATCTTCCCCACTCACCATTATGTAAATTATCCCATATTAACTCTAAATTCAATAAGTAATTCTTATCATATTTAGTGGAGTATATAAATATTAATACAGGAGCTATACCGTTCCATAAATTATATTGATGTAAATCATCTATTTTAAACTTAACTGAATCTCTACATCCTTTTATTTCTAAAAAATGAAAGGTATCTTTAACATATACAAACATATCAGGCATACACCTAAGAAAATCTGGCATTTTAAACCATATAGTAGAAGGTATTCTATCCTCTTTACTATCAAATCCTATATTTTTATAAGGTATTTCTTTTTTATCTAGATATTTTTCTGCTTTTATTTGGGCTATATCTATTCTGTTTGTATTTCTTAATTCGAAGTCACCATCACTATCTATAGTTCCATCAAATTGTTTTATTAATAACCTTGCACTTTTATCAAGGTCTTTTAAATCTTTAAGGTTTGACATTCTTCCTCCAAAAGAATGGGGACTCCTATGCGTGTAGGCATTGGTATGTGGAGAAGTCGGAGCCCCCGAGTTTAGTTATTTATAGTTCATCTGGTAATTTAACATCTTCGCACTTTTCACAAAAAGTACCAAGCTCTGATTCATCAGACTTACTATTCCCATATTCTTCCCAAATTAAAGAATCACTCCAGCACTCTGTGCATTTGTAATCAACTTGGTCTCCACCTATAGGTAAACTATGCATTTTTTTTAGGTCTACCTCTTTTTTTAGGTTTACTAAGACTTTCTATAATTAACTGCATTTCATTAATTATATGCGATAATTTATCTATTTTTACTTTATTTTCCCATGTAAAAGAACTTAATTGCCTAAGTCTATTCCATATAGAACTTTTGGTATTTTTTTTCTTAAATGGGTTATATAGTAATCTCATATTTGAACTCCCAGTTCTAGGTTTGTTGTTATTATCCAAAATCTAAACTGAACTAATATATAGTTTGTTTCTTTGTTTGAGTCATAACTGGCAGGGGCATTGTATAATATAGCTCCTATACTAAAAAAGTATAAGAAATCTATAAGAAACCCTGCCTCTGTCCAGTTAAGGTCTATTAAATACTTTCGTATCAAGACCGTTTTACTCTTTTGACTTTGGTTATACTTAAGCCGTCAGGTAATTCTGTATTTTCTCTATGAAGTTGCATACATACCTTTCTTGCTTTAGCTTTGTCTATTGTTTGAGTTATCTTGGTTTTTATAAAGTCATTAGGAACTTTATCTTGGTCTGTAACTATCACACTTCCGTATGTTTCGTATAGTTTATACCTAGCTGTATCAGTTTCTAGTACTCCATTATTGTCACCAAGTTCTTCAATTAACATAGGTAAGAGTATTTTATTTAAGTAGTCATTAGTAGCTGTTAAGGCTTTTTGTCTAGTCCTTAATCTTTCTATTTCATCTTTATGAGCTTCTATTTCCGCACTTAATAAATAATCTCTTTGCGTTATGTTTTGTGAAAAATAGTCAATACCTTTGACTTTATCTTTCATTTTTGTTTGTAAAGAATCACGCTTTAGTTCTAGTTTTGTACATTGTTCTTTATCATCAGCATCAACTATTGATAGCTCCATGATAACATCCATATACTCTCCAACTATTTCTTTAGCTGTTTCTTTTTTTTTGTAGATTACATCATTCATAATCTCTCCTTAGTCTAAATGAAGGTCTCCATCTTAGTGGAATATCACTAAAAAGTTCACCATCACTGTTTTTAAATAAGGATAGGTACTTAATAGGGTCTTTTGCTTGACCATTAATACCTAGTACCTTACGAGATGCATTTTCTATAGCACCACTACCCTTACCTGCGTAAAGGTCTAAGACATCATTTTTACTATATTCTCTAGCTACTTGTGATAGCTGTATAATAATAATGTCGTTATTAACTGCCATATTACTAAGTGAGTGACTAATATACCTAATAGCTTCGTACTCTCCACGCTTTGTAGGGCCCGGGTCTATTAAGTCTATATAGTCTACTACAACAACCTGAGGGTCTAGTTCTCTTATTTTTGTTTGAATACTATCTAAGGTTGGTTGAACAGTTTGTATAACAACATGGTCTAGTAAGTCTTTATGGTCTTCTGCTATTTTAGAAACATCTCCTTCGACTTGTTGTTTATCTACATCAGCAACTATTTGAATATGTCTTTTATGCATATACCAATCACTCAATTCTAAACTTAAATACAAAGTATTTAGTTGTGAATCTTGGTCTATTCTGTCTTGAGCAGAATTATACCCTAAGATAATGTTTTGAGCAACAGTAGTTTTACCTGCGCCAGTAGGCCCAAATATAGTAACTAACTCACCGGGATAGATTGTACAATCAACATCTGGTAGACCAAATATTTTTGATAAATCTATTGTTTTTCCACTAAAGTCAGTTGACATTCTTTCTTCTAGTCTCTTTTGTAGTTGTTGAAAGTCTTTAACTTCTATGTCATAGTCTTTCTTTTTGTAATGTATACAATGCGTTTTACATCTAGCTTTCATTTCAACATCTTGACAGCCATATTGATACCCGTTATTGTATACACTTTCTACTTTTTCTAATACAATTTCTTCACGAAGTTGATTATTGTTCCAGTGTAATAGGGATGCTTTTGTAGCATCAGAGGGTATACCATTTCGTCTAAAATGCGAAGCCATACGCAATATAACATTGTTTCTATTACCTTCATTAGGGCCTTCAGCAAACATTTGTTGCACACAAGGTGCAACTTTTGTAGGCTCTTGTACAGCTTTAAAAGAACGAACAGTTTCTACACTAGTCTTTACTTTACCTTCTAAACTGCCATCACCCCAAAGAGTTTCTTCCCAGTCTATATCTGAAGGTTTTGATGCGAGTTTTCTTATTTTATCAAAGGTTAATTGCATAAAACCTTGTGTCGATAGTTTTGTTTTAAACAAGTTTGATTTAGCATTTTTAGTAGCTTGTTCTCTATATATAGAAGTCCTCATATACACAGCAGGGTCTATATTAACTGTAGTAAATAGCTGTGTCATTGTTTGTTTTACTATATAAGGTAACTGTTCACTTGGTGTAAAGTCAAAACAATCAGCAGAAACTAATATATGGTAACCTGTACCACTATAAAAGATACTATAATTACCATCTTTTAGTCCCATTGAATTAAGTTCGTTTACTGCAAGTTTAGCTTTTTCTAATACTCTATCGTCACTATCATCTTTACGGTCAATATCAATAAGTATATTATCAACATACCTTTTACCCGTGTAGTCTTTTAGTGATTTGTTATCTTGTACAAATAGATAAGCATCTTTATCATATAGATAATGAGACCTGTATATGGGTATGTATTGTCCCCGCTCTAAAAACTCGGACATGTTTTTTTCGTATTTACCTAAAGGCATAAGAAGCCCCCTTTGGTGGGGGCTCCCTATAGCTACTTCAACATAAAGCTCCATTAAAATGGCATGTCGCTTTGAGGTTGAGTTGGTGCGGAAGGGGTGTCATTTTCAGACGCTTCCTTTAGATAGCCTTTTTGCTTCATGTAGGTTACATAACTTTCTAAGTCACTTCTACCTGCATTATCATTATCGACTATTTTACCCAACACCCTTTTATATGTTTTATCACCTTGTTTCTTTGGTGCTTCTCTATAAACATATATTAGGTAGTTATGAGGCGGTTCTAGCAAAGGATTATCACTACCGTTCATTTCTGAAATATAGCTGTTTAAAGTAGACTCTATACTGTCTATCTTTTCACCATTAGCCATTTCCCAGTCTCCTTCAGTATTGATTCCACCTTCGAAACCAATAGCATCTTTTAAATAGTTAAACTGCCTAACTACTCTATTGATGCTTACTGTTCCGTCAGGATTCTTTTCATAAGAACCTTTGATAGAATGAACTTGTGGGTATTTACTGTTTTTTATTTTAAAGTGTACATCAAGCCAACAATCAGCCCAGTCATATTGACCGCTCTTATCCTCGACTTTTTCTATACCAGCTTCAAAATAACCAGTAAAATCACTATTCATTTTTGTATTACTACTTGATTGTAATAACGCCATTAGCTTTCTCCTTCATCTTCTTTGTATTCGGTTATTGCCTTATTTACATCAGTATATGTAAAAGGCAGAACAAGCCCATTTAATGGCTTAAGTCTAGAGCCAACTGTTCTTTCGTCATAAGCTTGAAAAGATACTTTTGGTATCAATTCATCTTTAACTACGGTTGAGTATCCTATTACATCGGCTTTAGCACATAGCGCATATCCAAGACCTCTTGGTAATTCAGGACTTAATTGCACTTTGCCATCATTCATTTGGGATTGTTTACTATGGGAAGTGAGTATTAAGTTAGAACCATGTGCTTTCATTAGAGTTTGTAATCTCTTAACTATATCCACATTTTTCTTTCTTGCTTTACCCCAATCAGCTCCCCATTCTCCTTGACCCATTGCACTTATACCTAACTCTTCGCATACAGCTTCCTGTATCCATTCGTTAATAGTATCTATTGTGTCTATTACCAAGCTTTCATAGCCTAGAGATTTCCAATTATCTTTTATCCAAGTATATACCTCAAATAAAGAATAAACCTCCATTGGTTCGCCTCTTTTAGGGCCAACTCTATGGTAAAATCCTCTTTCAAGAGGGGGTATCATTTTTCTATCATCCCCTTCTCCTGTAAAAGGTGGGTTAAGTGATGTAACTGTTACAACATTAGCACCGTCAACAAAGTCTGCACCAAGGTCAGTATCTATCATTAAGACACCTTTAGCACCTTTTGCAGACCAGTTAGCGGCCGCTGTGGTTTTACCTGTTTTGGGCTGACCTATAAAATACCAAGTCAGCCCCGCAGGTTGTTCGTTCCAATTAGTTGTAACTGTACGAGTTTGTATTTGCATACGCATTCTCCTCAGTTATATTGTTTGTGTTATTTACTTCTCCACTATTGAAGTCTTCTGTCTTTATTACTAAAGGCGAAAGACCTTGCCAAATATAGCCATAAAAAGGTCTCCCTGTCAAGTAATTAAACAGTTGATTTACACCAATACCACTAATTAGGTTTGCACAGAATATTGTATGTTTCATAGTGCAGGGAGCTTCTTGTCCACTCTCTCCATTAGGAAACCAGTAATCTTGATATTTATCAAGTCCTTGTGTTGCTGTTATACAGCTCATAGAAAGTGCATCCATCCTGAGGTCTATAAACACTTCTCTATCTTCTCTTTCAAGCCACTTGTTATATACTATCTTTCTACTGCTCATACTATCTGTACAAACTATTGTTTTAGGAGAAAGTACCTGACCCTCTCCTGTAAACAAAGTTTGTTGCATATCTATTTCAACATTACTACCTCCGTAGCTTTTAATAATTTTTTCAGCCATTGATGCTTTAGAATTATCAACCTCATTATACCATATTTCTGGATATAATGTGGTGCCAAAATTATGCTCTTCCATGTTATCATTATCATAGCCTCTTATAAACTTAAAGCCCATAGTAGCTAATAACATAATAACACTACTACCTATACCACCTAACCCAACGACTGTTACATCGTTGAGTTTTTCTTGTGGTATAAGGTCTTTGTTACGCAGATGCTTTTGATTCATCTTTGTCCTCCTTGCCTATTTCATCTATTACTATTGCTGGATTTAGATTCATTAGTTCAAGTTCTTCTTCTACTAACAACTGGTCAATTTCTCCTGCATTCATACTTTTATATAAACTTGATATATAAGCAGAATCAGGGTCATCGGCTGTCATAGAATCTTTTCTGTGTTTATCTATGATTTTTTCTTGCCCAGTTATAACGCTATCGTATTCATCATAAGCGTTAATACTAAAATTGTTAGTATAATAACTACCAAATTGACTAGGTCTACTCTGCATAGGAAAGAGGTTGCCTTGATTAAGACTGCCTCCTTTATCATACCAACTAGTAACAGTAGTTGTCTTTTTATCATCTTTGATTTTCTTAGCTATTCTAGCCCATTTATCTTGTTCTTTGCTTTTATTAGGCATTTGCATATTAATATTCTCAGAATTAGCTTCTACTAAATGCGTTTTGCCATATTGGTCTTGATAACTAATAGCAAATGCAAACTTTTCTTTTTTACTTGCTACAACTGTTGAACAATAAAAGTTTTCTATTGGAGCATTATCTTTTAAACAGTTTTTATCCGTTCCACTAAAGAACGCACCCATATTATGGTGAGAATGTATAATTCCCATCATACATTTTTCTGTTTCTGGATAATCTTTCCAAGTTTTCTGAAGTATTTTTGCAGTATCTTCAGCTTCTATTGTTGTTGCTGTACCATGTCCTAAATCAACGGGATGAAAATGAACAAGTGTAAAGCCTTTAGGAAATTTCTCTCCTTTTCTATAATGAGGCTTATACCATGCTGGCCCTGACCATTCTGTTGTTGGAAATTGTTTAAGAAAATAGTTCAGTTTGAGATATATTTCTAGAGGTATTGTTAAGTACATTGTTTAACTCCTTTATTTTGTTTGTTATGTTTATTTTATAGTGTGTAAATGCATTTTTTAGTATTATTGTCCAAGATTTCATTGTATAGTCATGAAAATCATCTAGGTCTTTTGGAAAATCTGGTATTGCTACATATATCATATCTACCATTTTTTCTCTTTTTTCTTCTAAGTTGTTTTCATCATTACTTACAATTCCAGACATCATTGTTACTAATTCATTCATACTATATTCAGTGTTTTGTTCTGTTAAGAAACTAACTAGTTCATTATAGACATCACCTGTTAAACCTAAATTATGATATTTAAGCATTGAGACAAGAGCAAGTCTAATTGTATCTTTCATTTTAGGTGCTTTAAGATTTGTTGTTTCTCTTATTTCTTCTCTGTTAAGCATTATGTTTAAAAGATGTTTTTTATCACTATTACTAATATTTAAATCATTGTCTTCAACCATATTATTACAATAACGATTTAACTCTCTAACTAATTTTAACCCTAGTATTTCTTTCCAATGGTCTTTATAGTTATTAATCCATGTATGCCTAAAACCATCCATCTGTATACCTTCCCAATCAATATCGTAATGAATACTTTTTAACTCCATATTAGTATCTACAAAAGAACCTTGATTTTGCATTCTAGCTGATTTAGATATCGCACTGTAATTTTCCATTAACAAAGATGTATTATCATTATCAATTTTATATTCAGCCCATTTAATGTAAGATTCATACATTTGACTGGGTTTAATATTAGTAGATAATAATAAAAACATGTTTCCTTGTCTATAGCTTCCAACTCTTCTAGCATCCTCATTAAGCAAAACATTTTCTAAGTAATTAATAACACCTATAGCAGAATATCTTTCTAATACAGGTCTTAATTTATCACTGAGGTGTTCCATATTATTTAGTCTGTATATACTAGTTCCCATTGCATACTGCATTGCATTAATATCTCCATTTTTAATAGGAGAACTGTAAGAATGATGAATAAATTCTGTTAACCATAAATTTATTGTTTCTTGAGTATAAGGTTTAAGCCATTCTTTAAACTCTGTGTAAACAGACCATTCTTCTTCTGTCATGTCATATTTATAATGAACATATTCATCATAGTCACTCACATATTGTTTCAGTACATCATTAAACATTACGCTATGTAATTGGTCAGCATTATCAAACATTCTTACATCATTATTTTGATAATAAAGAAATATTTTATAATACATATCATAATTAAGGTTTTTATATTCACAAAAATCCATTAACCATTGTTCGCCATAAACAAATTCCATTTTAGAACTTATAGCTAACCAATCTTCTTTATAAGTGCCAAAATTATTTATTTTTAAACTATGTTTATCATCAAAAGCATAAGGGTCTATACTATAAAATGTACTTCTACCATTATAATCATTTAGATAAGCTCTGATAGTTTCCATAAATGGGTAAACCAAGCCGTTACTATATGCTTCTGTTATTTGAGTAGCCCATCTACCATAACACGCACAAGCGTTACTATCTACATGAGGATGATAAGCTGACATAAATGAAAATTCACTATCAAATTCATAAGATTTTGAATCATCTTCGTTTATTGTATTGCTATAATAATCAAACTTTTGAAGATATCTAATATGCTGAGGTTCTAAGTCTCCAAATTGCTCTTTTTGTAATAAATTAAGTTTTACATATATAGGTGGCATATAAAAATATTTACGCAACCTTAGTCTTGCATTTCTTACAATATAAAAGAAACTTTTATGGTCATAATCATAAAACAATTCATAATCGTTTAAAAATGTTTCCCAAAAAGCTTTGTTTTCATTTAAATTAAAGAACCTGTTAAGCATTGTTGTTGTACTTTCTTTGGTAACAGATATTGGACATAATATTGTTGAATCAATATTTAATCTTTCGTATGTTATTTTCATGTTTAACTCCTTTTAAATTAGAAAAAAATTAAACCCCCCTAATTGCTTAGGGGGGTGTAACAGGTTATTTATTACCAGACTCTTGGCGAGCTTTCTGAAAAGATACAACCTGACCCTCTTTTAATCGAGTGTTTGGGGTTGCAGATTTACCACCAACGAAAATCGCTACTTGATTGTCATCAATGCCAAATCCTTCTTTTTCAGCAATCTCTGCTGGAGTAGATGCCTCTACAGTCTTTGGTACTCCACCTGTGTGATACGCCATGTATCTTATTACTACTGGATTGTTGTTAGCCATTACTAACCTCCTGTTTATTACGATTGATATAATTACCAACCTTGCTTGTTGTTACTTGTTTATCTGTCTTCACAATATCATATTTAATACTCTTAACTGCATCCTTTGCGACTAAATGCTTTTTAGATTTAGACAGGATAAACTCAGCTTCTTCGTGACTGTTGTAGATGCCGATAAGATTATTCTTATATGTATTGTCTCCTTTGTATTCCCCTTTTAGTATTTTACGATGAAAGGTAATACATTCAATTAAAGCGTAATTCATGCTTCTAAGTATAACTCGATTCTATCTTGAATCCAGTCATTATAAGCCTGTATTTCTGCTTTAGCACCATCAAGGTCTTCGTTTACCTTTTTGATAGCGTCTTTTGTTTCGTAACCTGCGTTTTCAAGTTGCTGTATTAATGTATCAATAGCTTCCTCTACTCTGCTCATGTTACCTCCTTTTTTACGGGTGTTATTTACTCTTATAGAGGTAATGCTCTTGCATTACTTAGAATAAATAAAAAATTAAATCTTAGGGAGCATAGAATAATCAAAACTATACTCCCTTTATAAAAGAGTGGATATAAACCTAAGGTTTCAATGTTTTACGCTTCACACGCATGTTCATCACGCCCTGATTTTATTTCAGTATCCACTCTATTGGTCTCGAGACCTATATAAAAAATATAAGAGATAGGTTAGTTGTTTTAATAATGAAACGCCAATCTCATAGTCATCTTTTTATTAAAATTGCACATAAAGACTAACAAACCACTTCTATCTCTTAATTACTTTGACTAAAGAATATAGCCCAAAGACGATTCTTTTTCATTGCTATAAACTTGCTCTTGGGTGTATTTGGATTATTTTTAACTAACCATATTATTAGCTCTTTTTTACCCCAAGGCGGTATACTATTCATTTATCTACTCATACTGCTTAATTTATCAAGATACTCGTTTCTTTCTTCTTTAATCAGAAACATTTCATTATTTACATCTTCAATTCGTCTGTACAATAATTTAATCTTAGTTTCACTATGTTCAAGCTCTTGTCTTAACATATTAAGTGTCCATAAAAGACAAAAGATTAGTATTACTGATACTAACATTGCTATTGGCATTAATGTATCAATCATTATTTACTCCCTTTGTGTTGTTAATTACTATGTAACCCTAGTAAAAAAAATAAAAGCAAGGTCTCTTAGGTAGGTAGGTAGGAGATGGTATGCACTGATGTTATCTCCATTACTGTGCAACCTCCTGACTGCCTTACTTTTATTTATTTCAGGGGATAAAACCCTAAAACCCCCTCAATCCTCGTAAGGACTAAGGGGGCTAAAACCTCTAGAAACTAATCTTCTTTGGGAGAGGCTTATAGGTTGCAGATATCTGCTGACTCTCCTCGAAGTGAGTTTCTTCACTGGCTTTACGGTAATCAGAACCAGCGATAAACTTAAGGTTAGTTAACTGCTTACTAGCGTTAGTAATTCTTTCTGCAGTTAAAACAGCTGGTAACTCTTGGTCGTCACTGACCGTAAGCTTTAGAGCATTTGTAGCAATTCTCTGCTCATTCTCATCAAGCTTATAAACCCATTTACTTCCCTTGCGAGAACCAGCAAATGTATTGGTAATAGTTCCAGTTAAACTCATAATATACTCCTATATCATTAATGGTTATAGCAAGGAAAATCCGTTGCTGATAGCAAGTACGGGATTAAGCAGGTACCTCGAATGAACCCCACTTGGGTCTGCGGTAGCAGAGCTGGGGGAGGGAGGTGAGGAGAAACTTGTGAAGTGGTATGTCTACGAAAGTAGACTACACACGCCTACATGATAGGACTGGACAGTGAACAGCACAGAGCCAGCAATAGCGCAAAGCGTAAAGCGTCTAATAGCAGAGCTATTAGTTGTGCTACTTGCTAGGTGAGTGCGAGTAGTGAGCTACTTCACTGGACTGAACTATTATATAGGTCAAGTTTCAACGAGAATCACCCCCCATGGGGTGAATTTCGAGGGGGTACCTGCGAGTGTATATTGCACACTCACATTCTACTGTAAATTTTAGAAAACCTCCTTGTAGTTGCAAATACTTTTTGTAATTTCACCTATGGAAAAACTAGCAATATTGTTACTTTTAACACTATTAGGTACTAAATCAAATGAAAGTACTACTAAAAGCCCCTATATTACTGAGGTTAACCACTATGCTTATAATAGACTTATTGAAGTAAAGACTATTGACGGGCAAAGACACCTCTATAAGGACTTGGGTTTAGGTTCTAAATGGTGTTATGAGCATCAAATAACAGAAAAACTGGAAAAAAGGGTTGACAAGAAATAGTTCTTACTTTAAATTCTAACTACCTAAGGTACCTAAGTACAGTAACTTTATAAAGTTTGAATTAATAAAGGTTTTTAAAAGTAACTTAGCTTAGGTAACTAAGTAAGGTACCTAACAATAACAGGAGGAACTATGAAAGCGGGCAAAACTAAACCATCCAATAAAGATAGAGACTATGCACTGTCATTACATAGCAATGCTATCTCTTCATTACAAGCACAGGTTAGTGAATTGTATCAGCTTATAGCATCTTATATAGAATATAAAGGAGATACAGATGAACTCACTAATTACCTCACTGAGCTTGCTAAGAAAAAAGCTCAGAAACAGCAAACCCCTAAGATTGTTGACAGCAGTGGCAAACCTGTTGACTCTAAAGATAAAAGTTAACTATATTCGTACACAAGCTGAATTAATAAGGCTTAATTTAAAAATACAACAAGGAGTGGACTATGTATTCAGAGGACTTTAATGAAATCATCGAAGATGTCATTGAAAAAGAAGGAGGGTATGTAGATGACCCTGTAGACCCGGGAGGGGAAACAAAGTATGGTATATCTAAGAGAGCATTCCCAAAGGAAGATATTAAAAACCTTACTATAGATAAGGCAAAAGATATCTATTATAATAAGTATTGGAAACCTTCAAAGGCTTATCTTATACATCATGACCTACAACATATATATTTTGATATGTGCGTTAATTTTGGCATTATTGGTGCTGGTAAGGTTCTTCAAAGAGCTATTAATGGGAAATACAAAGCAGGATTGGAGCTTGATGGAAGAGTCGGCCCTAAGACGCTCAAAGCCCTTAAAAACTTGGAGCCAGATAGACTCAGAGCGTATAGGGTCTTAAAGTTCGCTACTATTGTAGTGTCTAAGCACAATCAAGAAAAATATTGGTACGGATGGTTTAAGAGAGCTTTAAATGTCTAAGGGTATAAATAAACTTATTATAAAAAAAGTCAAAGAAAGACTTGACTTAGGTAGAAAGAAATATGGGCAAGAAGTACCTCTTTATGATAAAAGAGATTACGAAGAAGAAACACTAGAAGAACTTTTAGATGGAATGGTTTACCTAACAGCAAGACTTATTGAATTGCAACGAGAAAAAAAAGAAAACCTATTCGGGAGGGATTATTAATGATTGAACTTAGTTTAACATTTGTATTAGTATTAGTTTGGATAAATTCTAAGTTATGGAAGCAACATTTAGACGATGTTCGAAATAACAATAAATCATAAATCGGGCGCAAAATCATACCCTATATACTCAGAGACAGAAGCTATAGAAAAAGGGATAGATTTTAAACATTGGAAAGAAGCAAAAGAAGGAACTTATTGCATATCAGATGACGGGTATATAGCAAAGGTACTAAAAAGAAAAAATTATGAATCCGATAGAAATGAAGCCACTCTTTATGTTAGAACACCATATGGCTATATTATGCACAATCCCAATTATAAAACACAAAAATTTTATGCTGAGGGCAGAAGTACTCCATGGACTCTCTCTGGTAAGCCCGCACTCGAAGTTAAGTCTAAATCACATAAATGGAAAAACCTCGCCCTCGCATATGTTTCTACAAACTTTGATGCAGATTTGGCTATTGACCTCGTTATGGGCCAAACAACTCCTCAGCAAAGGAGAAGATGGAAAAGAAACATCAGGACAGAGGAATTTAAAAGCGTGGTAAGAGAAGAGCTAGATATACTTTTAAAAGAAAGTGGCAAAGATAAAGAATATGTAATGGAGCTTTTAGAAGAAGCAATTACAATGGCTAAGAAAAAAGAAGATGTTAGCAATCTTATGAGGGCTACTGAAAAGCTTATGTCTTTACACGGAATGGATGATAAAGATACAATAAAGACTACTCGCCAAATAGAAGGTGTTAGTACAAAAAAACTTATTGCAGATGTACTTCAAGAGGAGCAAAAGATAAAGTTAACAGAAACAACAGAAAAGGACAATGGAGAACTACGAGGCTCAATACGAGAAACTTCAAGTACTAAAGAAATTCAGGAATAGTATAGGGCTTTTTGGAAAAGTTTGTTTCCCAACTGCATTAAATAAAGATATACCCCCTTTTCATAATGAACTATACCAACACCTTAGGGATGAGTCTCGAAATAGATTATTAATTGCGGCTCCTCGAGGAACAGCTAAGTCTACAACGGTATCTCTTATATACCCTCTTTGGAAGTGTGCTTTTAAATTAGATAGTGAAGACTTATTTATTGTTATTATTTCAGAAAGTCAAAGTCAAAGTATTAACTTCTTATCAAGGATAAAATATCATCTTACATATAGTAAAACATATAAAGAAAATTTTGGAGACATGGGCCCTAACACTGCTAGGCGTTGGACTAATAATGATATTATTCTTTCAAATGGTGCTCGTATTATTGCTGTTGGAACTGGGCAAAGGGTTAGGGGATTTATCGAGGGTGATACTAGACCTAACCTCATTATTATTGACGACTTTGAGTCAGAACTGAATGCATATACTCCAGAAGCTAGAGCTAAAAATAGAAAGTGGATAACAGAAGCTGTTATACCATCATTATCTGATGATGGTAGAATAGCTATGATTGGAACAGTTATTTCTGAAGACTGTTTCCTATGTTGGGCTAAAGAATCTCCTAGTTGGGATGTTCTTTGGTATAGTATCTGGAATGATGATGAGGTAAGTATATGGCCAGAAAGATTCCCTAAATCTCGTATATTGCAAATAAAAGATGAATTTGCTAGCGTAGGTAATCTTAATGGATTCTATCAGGAGTATATGAATATAGCTCAATCACCTGATGATGCTCCGTTTAAACCAGATTATATTAAAATTCATCACTACGATTATGAAATACGAGATGGACAGAATATACTTGTTAAAAAATTACCCGATGATAAAGAAAAAATAATACCAGTAGCTGTATATTCAGGAGTAGACCCTGCATCTTCATTATCAGCTAAAGCTGATTTTTTTGTTATAGTAACGCTTGGTATAGACCATGAAAATAATATTTACATAATAAACATAGTACGAACTAAATTAGACCCAGCAGAACAGCCTGATGCTATTATTAAGCAATATAAAAAATATAGACCCAAAAGGATGAAAATAGAAACAGTTGCTTATCAAGAGGCTTTAAGGTCTGCAGTAAGAAAACAAATGCAAGAACAGAATTTATATATACCGGGACTGGAGAAAGGCGTTAAACCCAGAAATAGAAAATCAGAGCGATTACTTTCACTAGTCCCGATACTTGCAAAAGGTCAATTATTTTTTAGGCCTCAAGATATAGAAGCACAAGCAGAATTTTTATCTTATCCCCGTGGTAAGCATGATGATGTTATGGATGCTGTGTGGACAGCATTAGATGGCTCAAGAGCTAGTAAAAGAAAAGAATACCAAGAGGTTGACACCTCTGATAGGTTAGGAAAAAAAGTACTTGACTGGCTAACTCTCTAACTAGTATATTTTATATAGGATAACTTATGGCTGAGAACTATAATAAGAAAAATAGCGTTGTTGACGCTACCCAAAAACTTTTTACCGACTATTCTAACAATAGAGAAAAGTGGGCTATTCAAGCTCAAGAAGACCGAGAGTTTCGTTTAGGTCAACAATGGACTAAAGAACAAGCTCGAGTACTTAGAGAGCGTGGACAAGCTCCTATTGTTGTAAATAGAATACATCCCGCAGTAGAAATGGCAAAAGCCCTATTAACTGCTAACAGACCTCAATTTAGAGTATCACCACGAGAAGATAGTGATAATAAAATAGCTCAATTATTTAATGCTTTAATAGCTTATATGTGGGATATATCAGACGGGATTAGTGTACTTCGTAATGTAGTAGATGATTACTATACCTGTGGAATGGGCGTAATGATGGTATATCAAGACCCAATGCGTGATAATGCAAAGGGAGATGTAGTCATTAAAGACATAGACCCATTAGATTTATATATAGACCCTAATTCAAGAGATAGATTTGGAGATGATGCAGAAAATATGATTGTGTCTAGAATGTTTACTCGAGACCAAGCTAGAAAAATGTATCCTCAGTATGAAACAAAAATTAAAAATGCTAATTCAGATAGGCTTTCAGATAGGCCTGAAACTGGTAGAGAGCATGATGGTAAAGCTATATTTCCAGAAGATGTAGAAACTCTTACTGATTCTGCATTAGGAGAGTCGGATGAATATGTAAGAGGATATGAAAGATACTATAAAGAAATGGTTAGTAGATTTCGTGTACATGAAACATTTACTGGCGTTGAGCATGTTTTTGATGATGAAGAATATAAAGAATATCAAAATAGACAAGCTTATATTATAGAAGGTAGACCCATTGTAAGAGAAGATGTTGCTAGGATGACAATGGAAAGACTTCAGCAGTCTTATCAAATGATGGTTGAACAAGCTGAGCAACAAGGCCTAGACCCTAGTCAACTACCAGAACCACCTTCATTAGAAGTAACAACAATGGCTCAGTTTATTGATGAGGGTTTAATAAAAGTAGTAGAAATTCAAGCATGCAGAGTTTGTCAAGTTGTTGTAATAGGTGACCAACTTCTTTACAAAAGAGTACTGCCGACTGATAAGTACCCCATAGTGCCTTTTATGAATATACACACAAGAACACCTTATCCTCTTTCTGATGTTAGAATGTGTAAGGATATGCAGGAGTATATTAATAAAACTAGGTCACTTATTATAGCTCATGCTACTACTAGTACAAATGTAAAAATTTTAGTCCCAGCAGGCTCTGTTGATATGAGAGAGTTTGAACAAAAGTGGTCACAACCCGGTGTTGCTATAGAAGTAGACTTTGACCAAGGAGCGCCTCAACCAGTGCAACCACTTCCATTACCAAATGAATTATATCAAAACGAACAAACTGCTAAATCAGATATTGACCATCAACTTGGTCTTTATGAGTTAATGATGGGTAATTCTCAAGCCGCTCCTCATACTTATAAAGCCACTGTATCTATTGATGACTTCGGTCAAAGAAAGATAAAATCAAAGTTAATGGACATAGAAGCTGGTCTGAGTAGGGTATGTCAAGTTGCAATCCCACTTATGCAACAACTGTACCAAGAAGAAAAAGTTATCCGTCTGGTGCAACCTAACAATATGACCAGCGAATATTTGATTAATAAAAGATTCTACGATGATTTTACACAAACAATACAAAAATACAATGACATAGGAATTGGTAACTATGATGTTGTAGTTGTAACAGGAACAACGCTTCCAACAAATAGATATGCGCAACTAGAATTATATATGGATGCGTATCGTAATGGATTAATAGATAAAGAGGAAGTATTGAAGAAAACAGAAATATTTGATGTCGAAGGAGTTCTAGAAAGAACAGATACAATCGAACAACTCACGAGACAATTACAACAAGCTCAAGAACAGATTAAAGGATTATCCGGAGATATGCAGAGTAGAGATAGAGAAAATGTTAATCTAAAACAAAGAGTTGAAGTTGAAAAATTTAAGGCAGGTCTTGATAAGATATCTAACCGGGCTCAGTCCGCAGGTACTTTGTATGAGAAACGCCTTGATGACGCTACTAGTGAAATGGCTTCTGAAGTCAGGAGGACTAAAAAAGAAGTTGGCAAAAACCAAGATACCCCTATTCCTAGTTAGGGCTCTTAATTGAGGAAAATGACATGGCTCAAGAAAATCAACAAGGTCAAGTAACAGAAGAGAATTTGGTGGATTCTGTTGTTGGCATAGAAAATAGTGTAGATAGTGTATTTACTCCGGGTTTTGGAAGTGAACCAGAAGAAACAGTAGCTCCAGTTGAGCAATCTGTAGAAACTAGTTCTGAACAAACTCCAGAAGTAGGTTATGAAACTACATCAGATAACGGAGAAGTTCGATATCAGTATTGGCAGTCTGAAGCAGATAAAGCCAAGAATGAGAATGAACAGTTAAAGAAAACTGTAGAAATTCTACAGCAGACTATTCAAAATCCTACGACTAATCAGCCTGAAGAAGTATCTTCAGAACCTGAAATCGAACCGTTTCGTGATGCACCGCAGAAACCAGTAAAACCAGCAGGCTTTAATAGAGCAGAAGCTATTGATGACCCTAATAGTGCTAGTGCGCAGTATTTAGATACTATGGACAACTACAGGGATGAGATGGATTCTTATAACGCTGATAAATTAGATTATGAGGCTAATTTATTACAGATAGAAAGAGATGCGTTAGCCGAAGAACAAAAAAGGCAAACAGAAGCTTTTGATGCTGAAAAGCGTAATCAAGAACAAGTGAATACTATTTCACAACAGATAAAGAGTCAATACAATGCTAATGATGAAGAGGTCAATGACTTTATAAAAAAAATGAGCGACCCTGAATCATTAAATATTGAAAACCTATGGCGTTTATACCAAATGGACAAAGGTAAAGTACCTGAGCAACCCGTTGCACAGCCTTCTCCCCAGTTCAACCAAGTTCAGAGAGCACAATCAGTTCCGGCACCTATGGGAGTCCAGAGTAGCGCTAACATGCAACAAACTGGAAAGAGTGCCAGCGATTTAATTATGGATGACCTGATTAGTGATTATGAATCAAAAAATCCTTGGAAATAGGATATAACATAAAACGGAGTTAAAAATGGCTGACAAATACAGTATATCTACTGGTGGCAGTATGCAGTCGTCTACTATTAATGATAGCAGACGGATGTTTAACTTTGGAGAAAGAGTTGCAGAACTCGCTCCAGAGCAAAGTCCATTCTTTACATACCTCTCGAAAGTTGCAAAGAAGCCTACCGATGACCCAGTGTTCAAATTCTTAGAACAGCGTCATCAGTGGCAACGCAGGAACTTTCAAGTAAAGACGGAAGAAATCTCTCCAACCGGATATAGTTCTAATGCAGATTGGGATTTAGCGGCTGGAGGTAGTGAGGTATTAGAAGTTGAATGTCTATATGATAAGTATGGGCGTGAGGTGTCAACAGCAGTTGCACCAAACTTCTTATTACAAGACCAGTTAATAAAAGTAGAAGTAAAGTACGCATCTAATGGTTCAAGTTATGCGACTGCTAAATATCACGCTACTTTTAAAATTGCAGGAGCGCCTGTAGTTAGTGCTTCTAAAGCTCAACTAGCGCTTACTTTCATTGACTTATCTTTACCCGGAACTGGAGCACAAACTCCAGCTTCTAGTAGTAAGATAAAAATGGAAGTTGGAGCTAAAGCTCAAGTAGTTGGTAGTGCTTTTGCAGAAGGTGGAACTGACCCAGAGGGTTGGAAAGACGAAATGTACGATAGAGAAGGGTATGCGCAGATTTTTAAAACTGCAATTCCTATGTTCTCTGGTACAGCAATGGCTACTCGTTACAGAGGTAAGGCAGATGAATACAAGAGAGTATGGCAATCTAAGCTAATGGAACATAAGATGGACATCGAGCATGCAATGCTTTTTGGTGTTGGTTCTGATGATTCAACAGCTAGTGGGCCTGTAAGACGCTCTTGGGGTATTTTACCTTACACTGAAAGATATGGAAAGATTAAACCCTTTACATATGCTAGCTCAAGTTATGATGACTTTCTAACTTCAATGGAAGATATTTTCGCTCCTGAAACAGGAAACAGCGGAAATAAGCTTGTACTTGCTTCTAGAAAAGTAATCTCTTGGTTTAATAAACTAGGTGGTGATTCATTCTTGGGTAACACAGTAGCACTTGGTCATACAGCATCTACTTCTGGTGGTTCTAATGGCTATGGTCTGGATGTACAGAATATAAAAGGTGCCTTTGGGCACAATGTATCTGTGGTTAATACAATCTATGGTAACTTAAACTTAGTTGCAGAGCCTTTACTTAGAGGAATGCACGAAGATTATGCTATTATGATTGACCTTGCAAATGTGGCTTATCGCCCATTAGCAGGTAATGGTGTTAATCGTGATACTCATATTATTACGAATGTACAGAATAATAATGTAGACGGAAGAAAAGATATCGTTATGACCGAAGCTGGTCTAGAAATCTCTTTGCCTGAGACACATACTATTCTTAAGTTCTCTTAATAATAACAACCAATTCAGGGCCCCTTAACAGGGGCCTTGGATAACTAAGGATTTAAAATGGCTAAAAAAGAAATAAAGAAAAAAGTAAAAAAAATAGTTGAAATTAAAGAAGTACCTAAGGTTGAAAAACCTGTTGTAACTAGGGGTGTTTATACTCAAAGGGGTAAGTAATGGCAATATTTGGTGGTGGTAATAGAATGAATGCTTATGGTGAACCATTAGTAGACAGCACTCTTGGTGAAGCTTTGGGTGGTATGTTAGGCAGAGGAGCAACAGCTATTGGTAAGGGTATAAAAGATAGGCTTTATGATGATGAAGGTCTTATAAAAGCTAACCCTGAAGGCCCCGGAGGTTTTATAATGGGAGAAAAAGCAGGAATAGATAAACCCTATTTAGGAGAGCAAAAAGGTATTGACCCATCAACTATGCAAGCACTTGGTAAAATAAGATTTGGAAAAGAACGAGGAGTTGACCAATCTACTAAAGATTTTATAGGTGGGCTAGGAAGTAGATTAAGGAGTATGTTTGGTGGCAAGCCAGAATCTGACGCTTTTACAGAAGCGGGTGGTGGCACTTATAATACTGAAATGCCTACAGAGGAAAGTAGTAATACCTATAATCCTCAAGAAGCAATGAGTATGTTAAAAAAGGGTATGAATATACAAGATGTGTCTCAAGAAAACTTAGGTTCTTTACAACAACTTATGAAAGACGAAGGTTATTATGAAGGTGAGGTAGACTCAATATTAGGCCCAAAAACATCAAATGCTTTTAATAGTTTAATGAAAGATAGGGGTCTTTTAGATGAATATCAAAACGAGGATTCTGTTTTTACAACTCCATCTTCTAGGGTATCATCATATGGTGTTCAAGGTTAAATGAGTTTTACTACACAAATAGGACAGTTAACAGGTGATGCTAGTACTAATGATGCTACTACTATAGCTCAAGCATTAGAAAATGCTCAAATAGATACTATACAAAAAGTATCTCAATTACAACCTGAGATGCTTCACTTAATGTCTTCTGAGGTTGAGAGTAATTCTAATACAGACAGTGATAATAACTTAGTAAATAATATAGTATTAAATGTAACCAGAGTAGACAGTACAACAGGATATTTAGTAAGCAAAACAGGAGCTGTTGCTTTAGTAGATGGAAGTTCTACAAGTACTGATGCGTATAATGCTCAATCAGTTACAGTATCTATGATAATAAAATTCTTAGATAGGGATACTGATTGTCCAATATTTACATCTAATAATCTAACTGTTGGCGGGGCTGGTACTAATGGTTATAGAATTAGAAAAAATGCAAAAAACAATATTTATTTTGAATATGGAAAAGTAGCGGAAGGTTCATCATACAGCCATCATGAGAGCACTTATAAAAGAATAATTTCTGATTATACAATAGAGCCAAATGTTTGGTATAATATTATTGTAAAATCTAATGGTTCTACTACAGATATATTTATTAATGGAGTTAAAACAAATTTAATAACAACAGGTACTTTTAGTGTATCAAATTTTTACTATCACGATTCAAATTCTAGGGCTCATATTGGATACCATATAGATTTAGTTAGTGGGGCTGGTTCTTCTCCGACTGAATACTCAGGTAATTTTCATTTAAAAAACTTTGGTATTTACAATACCTTATTAGACAATTCTAATATTTACGCTATATACAACAATGCCAATTATATAGATTTACTTAATAATTATAAAGACTATACTTCTTCTAATGATTTAGTTCTTTACTATGATTTTACAAAAAATACATTAGCTGATTTAAAAGGAAATCAAAGCAACCTTGCTTTAACAAATACTACCGTTGAGAGCAATAAGTTTGACGCTTCTTTAGTGGATAAAAAATTTATAACTCAAGTTCAAGATTTAAATAGTGTTTACTACGCAGATTCTAAATCGCCAGTATATTCTATTGAAAATGGAAAAGTTCAAATTTACCCCGCTCCAAGTGCTACAGAATTAGCTTATATAACAAAAGTAGTCCCGGGTACGATTGATGACTCTGCTGAAACTATAACTAATATGCCAAGATTATTTCATACTCAAATAATAAAAATTGCATCTTATTATGTTTTATTAAAAAAGATTGGAGATTTAAAAACTACAATGGTTAGTGAGTATAATGATGCTATAAACAAAGCAAAAGATTTAATAGACAATGATGCTACACTTACCGGTAGTGCTAAAGATGCTGAATATTGGTTAGGAGAAGAAGACCCTGAAATGCTTAGTGGGACTCTTAATACAGCTGGACAAGAAATACAAAGAGCTTCTGCTGTAGCAAATAAATTTAGTTCTGATTTACAAATGATGCAAAATCAATTAGCTATTATAAAACAATTAGTAGATGAAGGTTGGGCTAGTATATTTAACCCCAATACTGATAAAAATATATCTAGAATAGGAGCTAAATAATGATATTAAAAGAGATGGTTGAATTAGTACAGCAACATCATCCTCAAATGAATGCTCAAGAGATTATAAAAATGATTAATAGAGCTCAGGATGAGTACACTACTAGAACAAGAATACTAGAATCATCAAAAGAAATAACTGTAGTTGCAGACCAAAGAAGATATTCTTTAAGTGTAGATGGTGACAAAGATGAAATAATGGAAATTAAAGATGTTGATTTAAATGGAGAAACTATAAGTAGGTTTACAGGTAGAGCTGTTAAAAGGGATATGACTTAATGAGCACAATGATTAAACAATGGGTATGGTGGGTTGAAGATAATAATATTTTACTTGGTTATTATGATGAATCAAAAGTAGATAAGGAAAAAATATCTTCACCCGATTCTTCAATAGCTGGTCAATTACTTACTTTATTTTACAATAAAAAAGCGAAGCATTTTAATATACCTTCTATGGATAGAAATTGGGATAAGCAAGAATCTGATATACCTCAACAATACCAAGATGCATTAGTAAATAAAGCTATTGCACTTGGTTATGAAAGGAATATAGAAACCTTACAACTTGCTCAATATTTTAATGGTAAGTTTGAAGATGATGTTAAAAATGGAAGAAAGCATGCTTATCGTGGTAGATTAGGTACATTTAGGTCTATAAATAGTATTGACTTTTAATATAATTTTAGTAAATTAAACCAAGATATGCCCATGAGAATTGTCAAGCTCGGTAAGGCATAGAACAGGAGTTAACAAGATGGCAATAAATAAATATAATGTAGTAGAAAGCGGTAATGTATCATTGGGTCAAGTAGGCTCTTTGTTAGAAACAAGTAGCGGTGCTGTAACAGGTAAAAAAATACTTGCTATACAATTTTTAGAAGATACTGTATTTACATCTCTTACCCCAGAATCAGGAACTAATCAATATATAGGAAGCACTAATAATGGTGGTGATAGCGTAGCTAGCGTTACATTTCCTCAAGGAATTACTGTATTTGGTCGTTGGTCTGGGTTTCAGTTATCAAGCGGTAAAGTAGTAGCTTACTTAGGTTAGCATGGCTTTAGGATTAGGCTCATCGCTAATTAGGGGTGGTGCATCCCTCTTAACAT